CGTTGCTAACAGATGCTAATGTTTTCAACTATGAATTGAACGGCACGGGTAACAACTTCAAGGTGCTGGATGTGTTGAACGACACCTCCAACTTTGTGATGCAATATAAGAGTGGTAGTTGGTTTAACGAGCAGTTCTTGCTAACCACGCCTGAGACTGGCGAACCTTCCTTCTATAACTTCAACGGTGTTAGCGCAGACGGTGACACGCAGGTAGACATCTACCCTGTCCCCGATGGTGAATATCAGCTGCGGTTTAACGTAACACTGCGTAATGCACCTCTGTCTAATGATTCTGATACGGTAGTAATTCCAACACGTCCCATTATTTTACTAGCTACCGCCTTTGCTATTGAAGAGAGGGGTGAGGATGGTGGACAGCAAAGCATGAACGCCTATGCTGCTGCTAAGAGTGCTTTAGCAGATGAGGTTGCAATGGATTCTGCACGTCATCCTGAAGACAGTATTTGGTATCCAGCATGAAGCAACTAACCAACCTATCTCTTGTTACTCCCGGCTTCTTCGGGCTGAACACTCAGGAGAGTGGTGTTACTATTTCTCCCAACTTTGCCCAACTCACTGACAACGTAGTGATTGACAAGTATGGTCGCTTAGGTGCACGTAAGGGTTGGGACATGATGACCACCAGTGGAAGTGGTTCGTTGGGTGGTAACAGCATTAAGTTTATGTTGGAGCACGTAAACGCTGACAACACCACAACCATCATCTCAGGCGGTAACAGCAAGGTGTGGACTGGTGGTGTTAGTGCTACGCTAACGGATATTACCCCTGCTGCCTACACTGTCAGTGGTGACCGCTGGAAGGGTGCAAGCATATATGACCACGCTTTGTTGGTTCAGGACGGACAAGAACCACTGGTCTATTCTGCTGCTGCCAGCCCGGTGTGTCAAAAGATAACGACCTACCGTAGCGCATCGGCTCAGAACTTCGGCAGTTCCTATCCACGGGATGTTATTGCTGCTTGGGGTAGGTTTTGGACGCATGATGGCTCCACTATTTATTGGTCTACAGATATAGCTGACACGGCTTTTCCTGCCTTCTATGGTGGTACCAGTGGAACATTGAACATTGCTGCTGTGTTGCCTAACAACGCAGACACCATTGTGGCTCTAGCAGCGCACAACGATTTCTTAGTCATCTTCTGTAAGAACAACATTGTCTTGTACAGCGGCGCATCCAACCCTATTGGCACTGCCTTCCAGCTTAATGACGTTATTGCTGGAGTGGGCTGTGTAGCGAGGGATAGCGTTCAATTGACAGGTAATGACCTTATCTTCTTGTCAGACACGGGCATCCGCAGCTTGGGTAGAGTTATTCAAGAGAAAAGCCTACCCATGCGCGACCTGACCAAGAATGTTAGGGATGATTTGTTAAAAGACATAACAGCAGAAGTAACAAACAGTGGTGACCTAGATGACGTTGTATCTGTTTATTCAGAACTAAATGCCTTCTACCTGCTTAGTTTCCCATCAACCTCTACTGTCTATGTACTGGATATGCGTCAACCGTTGGAGGATGGGTCTGCACGGGTTACCTTGTGGTTCAGTTATGAGGCTGACTCGTTCTGTCGCCAACGTAACCGTGACCTGTTGATTGGTAAAACAAACGGTATTGGTAAGTATGCGGGTTATGACGACAATGGCTCTTCTTATCGCCTTCGCTACTTTTCTCATTATATTGATTTCGGTAATCCCTCTATTTTGAAGATGATGAAGCAAATAAGCGCCACGGTGCTTGGGGGACAGAACCAAGACTTTGTTATCAAGTGTGGTTTTGATTATGACTTAAACAGTAATTCATATTCTTTTGAGATACCAGCATCAGGTAACGTAGCTGAGTTTGGGATTGCTGAATATGGGGCTAATGCTGCCACTCTTGCTGAGTACACGTCAGGCATTGTAATTGATAAGATTAAGAGTAGTGTTGGCGGTAGTGGTAATGTAGTACAGATTGGTTTTGAAGCGGACGTAAACGGGTCAGAACTAAGTGTACAAAAAATTGATGTATTTGTTAAAACTGGAAGGATGTCGTAATGGCAAACTATACTAAAGCAACAGACTTTGCTGCTAAGGACGCACTAACGACAGGCGACCCAGCTAAGATTGTTAAAGGCACAGAGATTGATTCTGAGTTTAACGCCATTGCTACGGCTATCAACTCTAAGGCTAACACCAACAGCCCAACACTTACTGGCACACCTCTAGCGCCTACCGCTTCGGCTGGTACTAACACCACGCAAATTGCAACGACAGCTTTTGTGTTGTCTAATGGTGTTCCTAGCGGTGCCATCCTTATGTGGTCAGGAACCATCCTTACTATCCCTAGTGGCTGGTATTTGTGTGACGGCACCAATGGAACTCCTAACTTAACCAACAGGTTCATTATTGGCGCTGATGCTGATGATGGCGGTGCTGCTAAAACATCTGTCACTGGTAGTGCTACACAGAGTGGCGGTTCTAAAGATGCCATTGTTGTATCCCACACTCACACTGCAAGTGTTACCGACCCCGGACACAATCATGATGTTTACTGGTCAGGCGGCGCAGGTTCTTATCAAGGTTATTTTCAAACGGGCAGTCAGAATTGGACAACAACTTCTCCCGGTCCATATTCAGACACTGGAAACAGAACCACTGGCATCAGCGTGTCAAACAGTACAGAAGGTTCAAGTGGCACCAACGCTAACCTGCCTCCGTACTATGCGTTGGCGTTCATTATGAAGGCTTAAAGGAAAGAATTATGATAGGTGCAATTATAGGCGGTATTACTGGTTTAATGGGAGCCTCCATGGCTGCCGATTCGGCAAGGCGTTCTGCTGACGCACAGGTTGAGGCAGCACGTATAGCGGCTGATGCGGCTAAGTTCCGACCTTATGCAGTAACCACAGGGTTTGGTCGTAGCTTCTTTGATGAAGAGGCACAAACTGCTGGTTATGAATTAGACCCTGAACTTGCTGCGTTCCGTGACTTCTACTATGGGCAGGCAAGGCAGGCACAAGAGCAGCTCGCAGGCATGTCTCCACAGGAGATGGCTGCACAGGTGTTGGCAGAGCAACAAGGTCTGTTAGCTCCCACTCGCCGTGCTGAAGACATTGCCCTACGGCAGCAACAACTACAACGTGGTCGCATTGGTCTAGGCGTAGCACCTGAGGCGTTAGGTGCTGGCATGATGGGCGGTGCTATCAATCCTGAACAATATTCACAAGACCTGGCTCGTGCCCGTGCAGATGCTGAGATGGCTGCTGCGGCACGTGAGTATGGTCAGTCTGAGATTGATCGGTTGATTGGTCGTGGTACCGGGTTGTTCCAAACTGGTGCTGGTATTGAGCAACTAGGCATGACACCGCTGGAAGCTGGTGCTGCTATCGGTGGTCGTGCTTCAACAGCTGGCGCACAACAAGCACAAGCACTGTTGAGTGGTGGTCAGAACGCGGCTAACCTACGGCTGGCTGGTGGGTTGGGTGCTGCTCAGGCTGTCCAACAGGCTGGTAAACAGTTTGGTGGTTTGTTTGCTAACCAATCTATTACCCCTTCTTATACAATGCCTGAGTTGCAAGCACTTGGTTCTGCTTATGCCCCAGCATCTATGAGTGTTTGGAAAGATTACCAATAAGGAATAAACATGGCAACACAACTACAAGGAACTGGTTTGTTTGGTATGCCTACGGCTCAAGAGGCACGTCAGCAATATGAACAAGGACTGATGCTTACCCCTGCTCAGATGGGCAGTCAGGGTTTGTTGCAGCAAGTTGTCTCCACCATTGCCCAAGGCGGGGCTGGTGCTGGTTATGGGTTAGGTCGTATGATGGGTGGTATGGCACCGCAAGAGGCTGAAGCCATAGGTATGCAGCAGGCTATGCAAGAAGTGACAGCCATGGGCATCACTGACCCAGCCAAGAAGATGACTGCTTTGGCTGACGCACTACAGAAGAGGGGCCTCTCTCGTGCTGCTATGCAGGCGCTGGAGAAGGGTCGTGCGATGAGGGTACAAGACTTGCAGTCACAACAAGCTGAAGCAGGTCTGATGGAACTCAAGCCTATTTATGGTGAAGCCACTTCTGTTACAGATGAGCTTGGAAATACTAAAACTATCAAACCAATCATCGGCTACCAACGAGGCACCCAATACTTAACCAAAGAACAAGCAATGGCTCTTATAAGGGGTGGTGTTGCTAGACCTGAGGGTGCGCCTCCTCCTGCTCCCGCCACTAAAAAGGATGCTGCTGCTATCTTAGAACAAAACATAGCTAACGCAGCAAAAACACAAGATGAAACGAGACAGGCAGAAGCAGCACGTATGCCTTCCGATCCTGAAGAAGCCTTAGTTTCTCCTGTTACTGCTCCTACGTTTGACAGCAGCAGATACCTTCCTCCTCTATCTCTAGAGACAGGGCCTCCTCCTAGCCGTTTAGGCATACCTATCACAGCTGAGTCGAGGGGTATGCCTTCTATCTATAGCGGCACACCAGAGGAGTGGAAGAAGTTCCGGGAGAAAGAAAAGAAACAAATCGCTGACAACATCAAGAGATTGAAAGAACTAGACGAGAAGATTAGAAAGATGGGTCGCGGCGAGAAATAAGGACAAACAATGACTCCTGAATTAAGGGCACAGGTTAACCAACTGCTTGAAGGTAAAGACCCCAACCTCCTTTCACCTGAAGATTCTAAGGCTTTGATTGAAGGTAGGTTTGAAGATGTTTCTGTAGAAGGGTCTAAATATCTTACCGATGGGTTCAGCACTGGTGAGGTGATATTACACCAAGCTGGTCGTGCTGCTACGTCCACCATCCGTGGTATTGAAAAGATAGTAGATATTCCTGGTATTTCTGTTGACGAAGAAAAAGACGCTGCTGATGAGCGAACCAGCAGGATGATGTTTGATAACAACCCTGTAGCCTCTTTGGCAGGTACAGGGGTAGGTGTTATCGCAGACCCTGCTGTTCTACCTTCAGCTGCTCTTGCGCCCCTGAAAGGTGCCACAGCTTTTAGGACAGGTCTTATGCGCGGTGCCGTTGCTGGTACTGTGTATGGTGCTGTCGAGCCAGTGTACGAAGAGTATGGTGACAGCCGTGTACTAAACACCTTGGTAGGTGCTGGCTTTGGTGGCGCACTTGGTGGTCTTGTTGGTAAGTTGTTTGGTGGTTTATCTCCCAATCCTAAGAAACTAGCAGAGGCTGAAAGTGCAGCAACTGAGGCAGCTATCCGTGCCGAGAAGGACGCAGAGATAGAGCTGGACGCTGCTGTTAAAACAATGGATGACAACGAGATGGCTCAAGGTCTTGTTAGTCAGGCGGTGAGAAACAACAAAGCAAACCCAGCTGAGTTACGGTTTGACCCTGAGACAGGTACAGTTAACAGTGTACGTATTGACACATCTCCTGTTACTTTTGATGCTCTGCCTAAAGGTCTAGAAAAACTATCTGTCAGGTATAGCGGCACTAAAGTACAGTTTAAAGATAAGATTGATTTAGCATTACATAAGATAGGACGCTACCCTAAGTCACCTGAAGCGCCTGCGCTACGTGATTGGTTGAAATCAAAAAACCCTACGTTGTTTCCTGACGATGCGGCTGTGGATAGGGTTGCTAAAGAAGCGTATAACGGTCACGTAAAAACAGAACTACCAAAAGGTGTGGTTAGAAACAAAGTACTTTACGCTGACCAAAGCCCTATTGCCAAGCGTATTTATGATGAATCACAACAACCACGTGAAGTAGTTACCTCTTACACCCCTACAGGTAAGACATTAATTGATGACTATTTTAGTCAAGATGATTTAAATGTCATTGAGCAAGTCCTTGGGTTAAGACCCGCTGGTATGGGCTGGAAAGATACCAAGACCAAGCTCTTTGTAAGTAAGCTAGAAGTAAACAATAGGCTGGAGAAGCTAGGCATTGAACAAGTGCCGCCAGCGCAGCGCACACAGCAGATTATGGAAGAGCCTGTAGTATCTCCTGAGATGCCAGGCATGCCACGTGCTCGTGGCTCTGTTGGCTCACGTGGTGTGCGTCCCGAGGACGTGTACGCTGAGGAGCTTGGTGGTAAGTTGTACAAAGACTTAGCCAAGGGTAAGATAACAGAAGAAGAGATTGGTCGCCGTGTTGCTTTAGGTGAAGGCGACATTCGTGACCGTGAACTGCTGCGTAACAAAACCTCAGGCAAACAACGGTGGATGAAGTACCGTGGCATTAACATGGTAAACAAAGCCCTAAAAGAAAAAGGATATAATGACGTTGTTGACCTTATCCTTGATCGTCAAAAAAAGGGACAATGGTTAGAACCTGAAGAGATGTCAATGTTTACCCAAACAGGTTTTAAAGATTACATTTCTTTTCACAGGCAGAAAATCATTGACGAGATTACGGACATGGTTAACGCAGGTAAAAGTTTGGATTCACAAGAGTATATGAACAAGATAAATGATTTGTTCTATTACAGCGGTATCCACACTTTCTTTAGAAACCAAGGCACGTATGCTTCACGTATGCTGTACGCTCACAGAAGGAACACAGCTCAGATCAAAGCCGGTTCCCCAATGAAGAGTGTATTCCCCACAGTAAGGTGTTAAATGGCAACATATAATGTAACTCCCCCTAACTGCCAAGAGTTTGGTAGAGAGCTGGCCAGTATTCAAAACATGGCTACGAATGTCAGTCCTGACCAAGTAGCTGACTTGGTGTCAGATGTGATGGTGGAAGGGGTTAAAGGAAAGAAACCTAACCTTTGGCAGATGGCAACAGAGTTTGTTTATAACTCATTGCTCAGTGGTTTTGGTACTCCTATTTGGAACAGCTTGTCAGGTGTGTTTCAGACGGCAATTAAGCCTGTGCTGAAAAGCATCCAAGGCATGGTGACTATGGATAAGGTTGCTGCCCGTGAGGCTAGGGCTATGTTCTCTAGTTTATCTGACGGATGGATCAAGGACTTCTCCTACTTCAACTATGCACTAAAGACTGGTCTACCTATGGAGTTTAAGATAACTCCTAGAAATCTAGGCATGACGCAGAAACAGTTTAATGAAACCTTTGCCGATAGCAATATACCTACAGACGTAGATGGTAACCTGATACCTGAGGTAGCTGATGAGTACTTGCGTCAAAGCTACGACTACATTACCAAGGCTATCCCCGGCAGGGTTGGTGAATGGATTAGACTACCGACGAGGGCAACGGTTGCGGTGGACGAATACTTCAAGAACGGACTACGCATCCAAAAGAGTTTGGCTATGTTGTCTCGTAAAGCCAGCGCCGATGAAGCCAAAGGGCTGGGCAGTTATGACGAGTTGTATGATAGTTATAAAAACACTTTCTTTGCTTCCAAGAAGAAAGATGATATTGACACGGCACTAGAAAATGTCTTTGGTAAAGATGCCATAGAAATTTATGATGTTCGTAACTATGCCAAGGACAACACCTTCCAAACCAAGATGACTGGTTGGTTAAAGACGATCGAACAGGCTAAAGGCTTAGGTAATACACCTCTTGAGTTCTTGATTACACAAAACGTGTTGTTTGTCCGTACACCTTGGAACCTTGTTAAACACGGTCTGAGCTATGTACCTGGCCCCGGCTACTTCATTCGACCCGGTGAAACTAAGAGTGTGCTCAAGTTCACTGAAGAGGGCGTTCTTGCTTCTGTGTCTGAAGAAGTAGTGAAGATGAGCAAGGAAGAGGCTGTGTCACGTCAGATTGTGGGCTTAGGTGCTGCCACTATTATTGGTGGTATGGCGTCACAAGGCTTGATTACTGGCTCCTACCCATCAGACCCGTCTGAACGTGCCCGTTGGCAAGAGAATGGTATCCCTCCCTACTCAATCAAGGTGGGAGACAAGTGGGTAAGCTACCAACGTGCTGACCCTATTGCCACTGTGTTCGGTTTAACCGCTGACTTCTTTGAGTTCATGCGCTACGCTAAGGAGCAAGGCTACTCATTGACTGGATCAAAAGTAGCACGTGATGAATATATTGACAAAGCAGGGACGCATTTTGCTGCTTCTATTAAAGCAAACATAATGCAGAAGACTTTTATGGAAGGCTTCTCTAATATGTTTGAAGTATTGACGAACCTTAACCCTGCTGGCTTACAAAATTACTTTGAACAAATTGCACAGCGTGTGGTTCCTGTGTTGGCTAAAGACGCTGCTAAGATGATTGACCCGTATGAGAGGGAAGCAGACGGTGTACTTGAGAAGATACAATCACGTATCCCCGGTCTGCGTCAAATGCTTCCACAGAAGTTTGGACAATACGGCGCACCTAAAGAGACGCCTTTGGTTGGTCTTGGTTTTGAGATTCCAGCAGAGGCTATGGAACAAACCGAGAAACAAAAACAAATGCAAAAGATTGGTGTTGCTATCGCCCCTCCTTTGCGTAAACTAGGAAATGTTGATTTAAATAGTGAGCAATACAGCTACCTAATGGAACGTATCAACGCTAGGACAAATCAAATGCTCGATAGGCTAGACCTAGAAGGTCTTTCCAAACGTCCAAACCAAAAGCTGGTACGGCGCGCATTAGAAAACAATATGAAGAAGATACGCCGAGCTGCTGGGTTTGAATTACGTAGGAAATACCCGGAGCTGAACGAACAGATACGAGACTTAAAGTTGTTTGAGCGTGGTCTTCTTGGGGAAGAGGACTAAAAAAGAAGGGGGCCTTGAAGCCCCCTCTTTTATGCGTCTAACATTCTGACATCTAACTGATCCCAACTACCTAAATAAATAGACAGCAGGGGCAGCTTGACGATGATGCCTTCAAAGGCACCCACTACATTTACCTCGTTTCCGTTCTTATCTTCAATACCGACAACGTGGCACACCTCGTCAGTATATTCAATATCAAAACCAAAGCCGTTTCGGAAGTGGAATGTAACGTCCATACCTTCTCCTATCGAATCGGGCATGCCCCGGTTGCACACTCGTCCTCGTCTAGCCCAATGTTAGCTTCGTCGATGTGAGTGATTAGTGTTGTACGTGCCACCAGTGCCTCATACTCCTCCTTGCTAAT